ACTTCTAGTAATCCTACATTTCAAAAGTTATTAGCTGAAAGTAAAAAGCAGCCATTAGAATTTGAAATGATGGTTTCTAAATGGATGAGTCAAAATGAAGTATATGAAAGATACCCGACTTTACAAGAGTTGGGTATTACTGCTATAGAGAGTGTTAAACCAACTAATGCATTAAAGTATTATCAAATTAGTGACGAAGATATTATAGAAGAATTAGTACAAGAAAATAAATTAGAAAGAAAATGCCAGTAAATTGCGCTATAGACCCAAGTAAGTTTGATATTCAAACTGTTAGAGATTTAGTTAACCAAAAGAAATTTGAATTCTTAAAAGGAAATCCTAATGATACAGTTGAAGATGTTATAGCTAGAAGAAAGATACTACAAGGATTATTTACAACTAAGCTTGTAGACAATAGTAAACTTACTAAAGGCTTACATTTAGATGGCTCAGGTAAGACTTCTAGGTATGTTTGGATAGATACTAAAGAGTTAGCTGTTCAAGGTCGTGTAACAGATAAGAATAAAGCTGCTTTTGTTAAAAGACGAGGTAAAGAAGCTTCTGATGAACTATCTAACTTACCTGATAATGAAATAAAAAGAAATGGAGGTACTAAGTTTCATAAAGCTGCTCAAGATTTAACTAATATCTTTAAGAATAAGTATGCTAAATTTATAGAAAATCCTCCTAGTAAAGAAGAACTAAAAACTGTTCAAGAAATTAGTGACGAGTTAGGATTAAATCCTCAAGACTTTGAAGCTTTGTTTTTTGAAGTAGAAAAGTTAGTTAAATTAGCTATTGATGTACAAAAAGATATAGATCCTACTAAAAAGGTATTTATTCAAGCTGAAGATTTTAATTTAGATACTGATGGTTCTAAAGGAGGTACTGCGGATTTACTATTTATATATAGTGATAAGAGTGCTAGTTTATTTGATTATAAAACTATGACTCCTCATTATAGTAAGCTAGATGCTACTGGTAATATAGTTAAAGAGGATTGGATTCCTGGTTATAAGATAGAAGAATTTAATGTACAATTACCTACTCTTATGGATATGTATAAGAAGACAGGTATTAAAAACTTTAGACACGCTAGAATTATACCTGTACAAATAGGATTTGTTGAAAAGAAAAAAGCTGATCCTACTAAAAAAGAAGGTGCTAGGCTAACTGATGTTATTACTACTATTAAGATGGGTGAGGATTCTGATAAAAAGAAATTTCTTACTCCTATTCCTATTACTTTAGAAAGTACTGGGGTAGCTGGATTAGATGAAGCTTTATCAAAAGCTAATAAATTAAAGCATAACTTAACTAAAAGGTTAGAAAGATTAGCTGATGAAACAGCTGAAGCTTTTAAACTTAGAGGTAGAATTAAGAAGTTAAATTCTTTGATCAACTCTATTATGCTAAAGAAAGATATTAAAGGGTTTACTGAACTTTATAATGGTCTTATACAAGGCTATTTAGATATCAATAGAACACTTAAATCTGATTACCTAGAAGAAGGTAACAATCTGTACTTAAATCTATCTAAAATTGATGATTTAATGTCGGATTTACAACTCTTTAAAGCTATTGCTAATAGTACACCTGACTTTATTAAAAGTATTCCTGAGGATAAGGCTAATGCTTTAGATCGAGCTGCTTATTTTGCTAACTTAGATACTATTGCAGGTGTTGCTAATAATCTAGAAGAGGCTTTAAAACAAAGAGCAATAGATTTAACTTTAAATTTAGATGACAGAGCTGCTATGCTTGGAGATAAAAACTTAACTTGGTTTGATAAATTGTTCCGTAGATTTAGTAATATTAACAATACTATATTTAAGAAAGCTAGAACTATTATTGAAGGAGCTAATACTAAAACAAGATTAGAATTAATGAAGTTTACTGATAAATTAAATAAACTTAATAAAGAAGTTCAAGTTTGGGGGGCTGCTAATGGATTAGGCGGTTTTAAAGTTTATGATTTACTTATTAATAAGAAGTCAGGTAATTTACATAATAAGTTTAAAAGTGAGCTATATGATACTTTAGAAGAAGCTAGAAGAGAGAAAGATGATAAGACTCTAGATAGTATGGTAAAACTTAAAGAAGACTATAAAGAGCTTTATCAAGCAGCTTTACAAAAACACATGATTGAAAATTCTTATACTATGGGTGATATACAAACTAATAAGGATTTAATTGAATGGATTAATGAGAACAATCCAGATTTAAAATCTTCTACTAGTAAATATAGTGATTATTGGTATAAGTATTATGAAATAGATCCTTCTAAAGTAAGTGAAAATTTACTTAATCCTGAATATGCTAAGATTAGAAGTACTCCAGCTTTGTTAAATTACTATAATTTCTGGGAAGAAAGTATGGAACAATTTAGAAGCTTGCTTGATATACAGTATACTAAAGTACCTAATAACTTTATACCTTGGATAAAAGGTAATACTATGGAGCAGTTTATGAATGGCTCTACTGTATTTTCTAAAGAAAACTTTATGAACATAATGAGTGTTCAAGAAAACAATACTATTCTTTATCAAGAAAGTTATATAACATTAAGAGGAGAAATAGATCCAGCTACTGGATTACAAAAAAGAGAGATACCTAAATACTTTATTAATCCTTTAGTTAATAACCAAGGTAATATAGATAATACTTTAAAGTCTTTTGATTTAAGTTCTAGCTTAGCTGTATTTGCTCAAATGGCTTTTAGTTATAATAACTTAAAACATACTGAGAGTACTATTGAAGCTTTAAAAGATATACTTGCTGAAAAAGGTGTTAATCAAACTACTGCTGATGGTAAAGAAGTTAGAATTAACAATGATCAAAAAGCTCAAACAGAGGAAGGCCCTCAAACTGAAGAGTCTAGGTTATTTGAAGATATGATTAATTACCACTTATACGGAGTATTTTACAAAGATAAACCTAGTAAGCTTAAGCAAGGTCTTTTAAAAACTAAGCAGTATCAACAAATAAAAGAACTTGCTATTTCTCCTATATCTAATTTAGTTAACTTAATGGGAGCTAGAACTAATGCTTTTTTTGAGGGTGATAAAGGATATTTCTATACTAAAACTATGTGGGGTAAGTCTTTAAAAGATAGATACTCTAATGAAAAAAAGCCTTTATACTTTGCTCTAGCTAATTTTATACAGCCTTATGCAGGTAAACCTGAAGATCGTAAATCTATGCCTTGGCTAGATAAGGTAGCTAAAATGGGTAAAAATAATTTAGCTCAAAATATAAATTATAATACTTTATTTGCTGGATTTAGGGTAGGTGATGAACACATAGATGAGCAAGTAATGTATTCTATGTTACAAAACTATGGACTAGATAAAAATAATAATCTAGTTAGGCTTAATGCTAAGCGTTTAGAAGAGGGTTTAAAGTCTTTACTAGATAATAGTAGGATAGAAGGAGAAGCTCTTATTGTAGAGGGTTTAATTGACAAAGATGGTAATGTTAATGCTGAGTTATACTCTCAATTAAGAAACCTTGTATTAAATACTACTACAACTATTAAAGGAGGTTTAAACTCTGAAGATATGAATGCTGCTAACATGACTGTTATGGGTAAACTATTTATGAGTTTTAGAAACTGGTTACCTGCTTTAGCTGAAGAGAGATTTAGAGGAGTAGATAATATCCTATCACAACAATCATTAAGATACAATCCACAAACTAATACAGTTACTGAAGCTAGATATACTGCTTTATTAAGTGACGTAGTAGATCCTGAAGCTGTTGGAATATTAAATTTAGTTAAATATGTAGGATTAGCCAGTGCTAAATTAGCTGCTAATATGCTACCTTTTGTTAAAAATAGTAAGTTTGCTCAAGTTAATGAAAATAGAGCTAGAGTTTTATATGATAATTTTTTAAAAGAGAATGAACATCTACCTGCTGTTAAAAATGGTAGTCTTACATTTGAAGATTTTTTAGAATATAAGCAAGGTCAGATTAGAGCTTTAGCAACTGAAATAACTTATATTTTAACTTTATTAGTATTACTTGGAATACTTGGTGGAGGGTTTGATGATGACGATAAGTTCGCTAAAAAAAATTGGGCAACGCGCCAGTCTTATAGAATTCTTAATAGGTATCGTAGAGAGCTTATGGGAATAGTTAATCCTGGAGATTGGATAACATTACTTAATAATCCTTTACCTATACTAGGACTAGTAATTAATGCTACTAAAACTATACAAAATACTTTTGATGAAGGATTTGATGAAATTTTTGGAGAAGCCGAAGGTAGAAGTCTAGTTAACATTATGGGCAATAAAAAAATAAAAATAAAAAGGAGAGGCTGTTAAACCTCTCCTTTTTTTATTTACTTACCTAACTCTTTAATAGCTTTTCGAGCTTTATTAATACTTGCAAAACTACCTAAATAAACTCTCTTACCTTTAACAGTGGGACGAGCCATATAAGTAGTATTATCAATATTCTTATTACTTACATATACTCCTTTAGGTAATACATCTCCTGTACTTGTAACACGTTTACCTTTAATAGTTTTAGTAGTTACACATTTAACTTTACTTTTTGTTGTTTTAGTCTTTACTTTCATTATTATCCTTTTAAAATTTTATTAATATTATCTTTAATTACTACATTCTTGTAATATACTTTACTTTGATTTCGTATAGTATCTTGAATAGCCTTAATTTGCTCTTCTTTTAATCTATTACTTGCAGAAATTTCCTCATTCATCTTATCTAACTCACCTACTGTATCAGTAAATACTGCTAAGATTTTATTAGTGCGTGATTCAAAATTACCTCTTTTAAATACCGTTACCATCTAAATTGTTATTAAATTACCATTATTACTAGGCCCCTTATCAAACTCTCCATCAGTTACCACACTACCATTACTAAAGATAGTTGTTAGAGTTGCTAGTTGTCTGATACCTGAATTTAAGTTATCTTCATTATCATGAATATGCCCAAAACAAACTAACTTAGGTTTAATTTGAAATACTCTTTTTAATAAAGCACCGCATCCACAATATTCTAATAACCATTTACCATCTATTTTATGGTAAGCTAAGTCCATAATCCCTTTAGGTGGCCCATGAATTATTATAATATCAGTATCATCAGGTATAGTAGCCCACAAATCATGTAATTTTTCACGCTTCTTGTTGTAAGCCCAACCTATTCCAAAACTAGGAGTATAGGGACTACCCCATATCTTTAAACCTTCTATTTCAATTGAGCTATTTTCTAAGTAAGTAATTCCTACTGATTCAAAATTATCTCTTGTTAAATACCCAGCTTCAATAGAGGTATCATGATTACCTGCTACAAATATTTTATACTTTATAGGAAGACTTACAAACCAAGTTATAAAATCTCTTACTTGCATTTCATTAATAGAAGGTTCTCTAGGATTGCTACAATCACCACTAAATATTACAATATCACAATCTTTAGGAGGATTAAGATATTCATGTTTAGTATGTGTATCGCTAATGTGCCAAATCTTCATTTTGTTTCATTTTATGTTGTTTAAGAGCCTCTTCTAGTAATTTGATAGGTAATACAACTATACCATATTCACCATCAGAAGTATCAAAAGTAACATTGTCATCTACTAGTTTTAGTAGTCCAAATCTACCATAATTTACTTCTTGTTCATATACTATTGTTTCTACCATATTTTTATTTAATTATTTGTCATACTCATATTCTAAAATCTTACCTACTAAGTCACTTCGATGGTTAGCTTTTAATTTAATCCATTTAATACCAGGTATTTGTTTTGATAATTCAATAGCATAGCTCAGACCATTATATTCATCTTTAATGTCTTTTTGCTCGTTATCTCCATTAATAATAATCTTACCTGTTTTACCTAATCTAGTTAAAATAGCAAGCATTTCAGCTTTAGTAGTATTTTGACTCTCTTCTAAAATTAGAATATCATCAACAGTTTTACCTCTAATAAATTGAATAGGTAAAGCTTTAATTTTACCTGATTCTATTAGATTTTCTACCTCAGCCTTATTAGTGCAACACTTATTTAGGTTCTCTAGAAAAGCTTCCATATAAGGATCAAACTTTTCATCTAAAGCACCAGGAAGAAATCCTAATGATTTACCTACTTCAATAGCTGCTCTTGTATTCCAAATACAATTTACCTGCTTCTTTTTAAGAAAGTCTAAAGCTGCTTGAGCACAAACTAAAGATTTACCACTACCTGCTCTACCTGTAATAATTACAATTTGATTTGCAACAATTAAGCTTTTAGCATGTTTTTGCTCATCATTTAATTGGATAGCATTGATTACTTTAATATCTCCTTTTCTCTGTCTATTAGGTTCTTTCATATTACTGGATTTCACAATTATTACCACTACAAGCTAACTCATCTACTAAGCTAGTTAAATCAACTTCTTCTACAATATTAGCTAAGTTAAAGTTATGAGGAATCTCTTTAATTAGAGTGTTATAAGTTTCTTCTGATATACTTTCAAAAGGAGCTTGAGTATAAGTACCTCCATCATAAGGAAGTACAGATAATCCATTATAAACATCTCTATTATCCCACATCCATTCACCTACTTTAACCCACTCATCAATTTTTAACCAGTTTGTCAAAGCATCTACATAAGTTCTAGTTTTATCAATAGAAACTGTAGCAGATACATTGTGAGTGTTATCTCCAGAAATGTGTCCAGGTTTAATCCACTTCTCACTAACATACTTTACCCTCTCTAGTAAATCTAAAGCTGACTCAGAGCGTAATATTGCGTTATCTGGCGCTTTAACAGGTAACTCTAATACAGCTGTGTTAGGTATTGCTAAATAATCAGGCACTAACTTAGGATTTAGATCAAATAAGTATTGATACAAAGGCTCAGATTTAATAACTTGCATTCTTCTAATATAGTATTTATCATGATAAGCATGAATACCAGAACTTGTACCCAATACTAGACTAGCTGTACCACTTGGTTTTGTAGTAGTTAATCTAGCTGCTGGATTAATTTTAATACTATAAGCTGTACTAATATTAACTTCTCTAATAAGGTTTACACCTTCTTCAAGATTTAATTTGTAAATATCTCCAGCCGCTATACCAGTCATACTTACACCTAATAAAGCCTCCTTTTCACAAGTCTTTTTCCAAATAGGTCTAAGATAATGAAAGTTAGTAAATCCTGCTTGTAATGTACCAAAGAAAGAAGCTGCTTGACATCTTTGTAAGAAGTCTTCTTGAGATGTTATATTACTAACATTTAACTCTGTAAGATTACAAAACTCAAAAGGTCTTAAAGCAATTTCACAACAAGGATTAGTTCCCCAATCATTATTATTAGTAAAATAAAACCCAGGTTCACCACTACCAGAAGCTTCTATTTTCTTCCACAAGTCTAAAAAGAATTGTTTTGTTATCTTATGCCTAACTAATACAGCTGAGTTATTAGCTCTTCCTCTTTGCGGATTTAACTCCCACCAATTACCAGCTTTACAAGCTAGCATTTCATCATCATCAGCATCAAATAAGCTAATTGTTGCACTACGTCTTATCCCACCTGCTAATACCGCATTAGCAATGTGACACATAATGTCATGAACTTCTATTGGTCTAAGTTTATCTCCATTAGATTTAGAATCTAATATCCTCTCTATTTGATGTAAACATTCTTTAAGAGGTTCTGGTCCTGGTGCTTTACCTCCACTTGTAACAAGTTCTTCACCTTTTTCTCTAATATCAGAGAAATCAAAGTTAGGTTTAGTGCCTCTTAGTCCAAAATAACTAGCTACTAGATGTCTTACAGCATCAGCCCAACCTTCAATACTATCTCCTACCAAATATCTATACTCTTTAGTAGGCTTAGTTATTTCAGGTAATTTACTAATGTGTTTATTTTGCACACTAAATCCTACACCTGTTCCAGACAAAAGTAAAAACATAGCCTCACTAAATCCTCTATAATCATCTATAGGTAGATAACTACAGTTATATAGTCTAGCATTGTTTTTAATAGCTGCTGGACCAGCAAATTGCAAAGCTCTCATACTAGGAAGAACTTTTTTGTTTAGAATCTCGTTACCTTCTTTCCAAATATCTTCTTTTAATTGAGGATATTGACTCTCCATCATACTAAGATACCTATAAACAATCTCTTCCCAGGTTTCTCGCCTTTTTAATTTTTTAATGTATTTTGCATACTTATTAAAAACTACAACATCACTTAATAAATTTTTACTGTCTTGTACTTTTTTACTCATATTTATATATTAATTATCTACCACACATTATTGAATGGGAGGACATACAATATATCCTCCCTAATCAATTTTTACAACTTTCTTTTATAATACATAAGATACTACCTAGTTATTTTTACTATCTTTCTTAATAGCTACAGAATGATACTTACCACAAGTTTTACATTGATATTGCTGAGTTTGTCTTCCAGCAATACTAATTCTTATCTTATGTTTAACTATATTTTGAGAGCTACACTCCACACAGTTAATACCATTACCTTCTATTTTAATAGTTTTAGTAACTTTATTCTTTAAATAAGGATTTAGTTTATTGAAAACTTCTTCTAAGACTTCAACATCTTGCTTACAATATGCTACCATTTTGTTTAAAGCTTGTTTATTATGTCTTAAAACAACGTCATCCCATAATTCTAATCCTCCAGTTTCCATTTTACCTTCAGAACCTAAGAATTTACTAATATAATCTAACTTGTTAGAGTTAAATAAGAATAGTTTCTTAGCTTCTTTTAAAGTATCAATAGATTGGATAAAAGGAGTTAATGCCACTCCGTGATACAAGCATCTAGTTCTTAACCATTTGGTATCAAACCTATCTGAATTATGCCCTATCACTTCATCAGCTGAATTTAAAATTTCAGCAAACTTTGTTACTAACTCACTATCATCACCCTTATTCCAAGCTAAATACTTAACTTGGCTATCTCCATCCCACTTGTAAGCTACACAAATAATTGCTCTTTCTTGGATAATATCTTTATCAGTTAATCTAACTTCATAACCTATTCTCCAAGATTTAACTATATTATAAGATGTTTCAATATCATAAAATAGTCTTTTAAACTTTTTAACTGCCTCTTTCTTTCCTTTACTATTCATTCTTTAGGTATTTGTTTATAACCAGTTTAGCTTCTTTTTCTGATTCTGAATCTTCTGATATCAAAAACTGTCTAACTGTATTAAATTCTTCTTCTGATAATTGAGGTACTAAAACATCTAACTGATCTACAGTTATTCCTAACCCATTAGCAATTAAATGTTTCATAGTAAACTCAAAATTATTATCATCAGAACTAGGCTCCGCTGCTTCCAAATCCGCCATTTCCACGTTGTGTTATAGGAAGTTCTGAAACTTCACTAAAATTAATAGTTGGTATTGGTAATATAACAAGCTGGCCAATTCTTTCACCTACATCATACAACTTAGGTGAAGTTTTGTATTTAAAGCGTAGTTTAATCTCACCTGTATAACTAGGGTCAATTACTCCTACCGCATTAGCAAGAAATAAATCTTTTTTAGATATACTGCTTCTAGGAAATATAAAACCTCCATAACCTTCAGGTATCTTCATAGCTAACCCAGTACCATACTCATAGTAAGCAGCTTCTTCAATAGTAGCTGGTACATGATTAACTGAAGTAGCAGTTAAGTCTGCTCCTACATCTCCTATGTTAGCATAAGTTGGAATTACAGCCTTCTCATCTAACTTCTTAAATTGTACAAATACATTTGGTTTAACCATGTCTTCTGCGTAAACTACTTGTTCTGCTTCTTTATTCATTAAATTCTAATTTTAATTGTTGTTTTTTGTAAATATCATTTCTATCATCATCTCCTCTTTCAAGATGTATGTTCTCTCTAAGCATCATTAGACTAGCTATTGCATGGTCTATATGATTATGGGTAGACTCATCAATATCTTCTCCAGTCATCCAAGAACTCATATGTCTTTGAGCTGCATCATAATAACGTAACCAATTAGTACCGTGTGAGTAGTTAAATTTGGAGTATTTATTAGCTCCATAATTAAATACTTTAGCCACACTCATTAAAGCTAATTGAGGCACATCACTTAGACAGGGTTTACCTTCATCGTATTTAATAGTTTCCTTTGCTTTCATTGTCTTCTTTTCTAAAATACTCATCTCTATACCTTTCTATGTCCATATTAGGAACTGAAGCCACTTCAGCATCCTTATCTATTGTAACCCCTAAAGCTTCACTTAAATGTTTTCTTGCTTCCTTTGTAGGATATAAACAAGCTTTAGTTCTACTAAAAAGAGTTTTAGTTTTATCATATCTTAATAAGATACTTAATAAATTCTCTTTAAAGTCTTCACTCATTTGTGAATACTTACCATTAACAAACTTATTAAAATCATTTAAATATTGCATAGGTATATACATTTTAACAATACACCAATCTTCAGATGTTTTGTATCCAATATAGTACTCATCTATACTTAAAGTTTCTAATATTTTATTAAATTTGGTTTGGTCTAAAATAGGTTTTTTAAATGTTAAGTATAAAACATCTTTTTGAGTATCTCCTCCAATATAACAATTATGGAAATTCTCACCATAAAAATCAAATGAATACCCTAACATACTTCTTACAAAAATATTTGATTTAGTAACTTTATTTACATCAAAATTACCTTTCTCACTAGTTTTTTCTATCTCCTCTATCATCTATCTCCTCTTACTAGTTATTATTATTATTGCAGATTTAGATTAGCTTCTAAATCTAATTTATCTTCTACTAAACTTGTTTGAAAGAATAGCCCTGAATTACCTAATCCTAATAACTTAATAAGCTTATAGTTTTTAGTAAACTCTTCTATACCTTGGTATTCACCAAATTTATCAATGTAATTAGATAGTATTTCATTTCTAAATACATCAATATGAGTTTCAGCGCCTTCTGTATAAGAGCATTCATCTTTTAACTGTTCAGCAAATGCACTACCTTTACCTGGAATTCCTTTAATATTATCTATAGAATCACCTGTTATTACTTGTGTCCACAAGTTTAACTGAGCGGTATCTTCACTAATATCATAAAATTCTGGTTTCTTGTAGTTATAA